AATGTTGACTAGAGATTTCTTTAAAGCAGAAAACGCTGCTTTCTTTGCAACTGTATCTGCTGCTGCAACTGGTTCTACAACAACTGCTGAAACTGTTGATTTAAAGCAATTAGTTGATTACATCGGCAACCAAAAGAGTGCAAACTTTGTATCTTCAGTTGCTTTAGTAAGCCCTGCACAATTAGGTCGCTTATTGAAAGAAACAATCACTTTGGGTTACTATGCTGGTAATGGTTCAGTTATCGTAAATCCAAATGGTGGTATGACAATATGGGGAACTCCTATTATTGCTGCATCTTGGGTTACTGATGACAAGGTTTTAATTATGGATAACAGTTTCGTAGAGCGTATTGAAGTTGAAGGATTAGCTATTGAATTCTCTTATGAGAATGCTAGTAACTTCCAACAAAATATGGTTACTGCGAGAATTGAGTGTTATGAAGATATTAACTTAATGCAACCAACCGCAGCAATCTATGCTGATTTGGGTAACGTTTAATTTAATCTAACATAGATAATAAAGACCCCTTACATTTAGTAGGGGGTTTTTTATTATATTTATTGTAAATTTGTAAAAAAGATGTATGTCATATAATAATTTTATCATTGATTTTACTTTGACCGACATAGGTACAGTTGTTGAGCCTGTTACATTAGCAGAGGCAAAATTGTATTGTAGGGTTACTACAAATGTTGATGATAACCAAATTACCTTGATGATTAAACAAGCAAGGGAAGCGGTTGAAGTAGGTACAGGATTGAGTTTAATACCTAAAACTGCGGTTGTATGGTTTACAAATTGGGATGGTAACTTCCAGCTTCCTTATGGTCCTGTAAATAGTTTTACATCATTAATAGACCAAAACGGAGACACTATTGTTGCTGCTGATTACACTTTGGTAGGTGGTAAATTCCCACAATTACAAAGACCACAATTCCAAAACTTAAAGGCTACTTATGTGGTAGGTTATGCAACTATTCCGAACGATTTAAAGATTGCTATTTTAGACCAAGTTAGTTACGATTACGAAAATAGAGGATTGGATAGTGATACAGGTATTTGTGAAAAGACTTGGAAAGCGTGTCAGCGTTGGACAAGAATAAGCCCAATATTATGAGGATAGGAAGCAAAAAGGCAAACTATGTTGATGCCAACACAATGTACTCGGAAATAGGCTTATATGTGCCTACAATCACCGCTGATGGGCAAGGTGGCTACACAACTACCTATGCCTTACAAGAAACAGTATTTGGGGATTTTAGACCTATGGATGAAAGCAGAAAGTTAATGGATGCTCAAATAACATATACAAGGGCTGCAAAGCTATTTATCCGTTATGATGTTACAATAACCAATAACTACAAAATATTGGCAGAAGGCGATACTTATGTAATTCATTCTTTGAAGGATGTAGAGAACCAATTTAGATTTTACGAAATATTAATGTATTTCTAATGGCAGATAACATTTCATTTAAGATTGAAGGATTAGATGCACTAATTAAAAGATTAGGCAAATTAGCACCTGAAATTGCTAAAGAGGTTGCTATGGAAGTAAACGCATCGGCATTGGCTATTCAAAGCAAAGCAAGAAGGGATGTGGTTGTTGATAATGGTATATTAAGAAATTCAATCCAATTAAAGGAAGTTAATACAGGCGACAAGATAATGTACACAGTTGGAAGTCGTTTAAAATATGCACCTTATGTAGAATTTGGAACTGGTGGTACAGTTAGCGTTCCTGCTGGATATGAGGATTTTGCAATCCAATTTAAGGGCAAAGGAATAAGAAAAATAAACCTACGACCAAGACCTTACCTAATACCTGCCTTTGAAAGTGAAATACCTGTTTTGAGAAAAAACATACAAAACGTAATAAAGAATGTTAAATCCTAATATAGAGATAAAGAAATGGTTTTATACCAACTTGACAAGTTCAAGCGGATTGCCTGTTTACGATGGTTATGCTCCTGATAACGGAGTAAATGAATATGTGATTATGAACGGAAGGGCATCGGCACAGGAACAAGGTAAAATCAGTTACACCAATGCAGTTACCATTGATGTTGACATTGTAATAAAAAATAGTAACTTTGGATATAAAAGAGCCGAAACGATAAGCGATTTAATACTAGCTGCAATCAATTCCGACACCGCAATAACCTTATCAAATGGGTTTTATGCTACAAGTTTGGTCGTGGGTGCAATTAGAAATTTAGATGGTTTAAACCCTTCGGATAATGTATGGAGAACAATAATAACTTATAATTTAATAATAACTCAAAATTAAAATAAAATGGCAGAAACTAAAGTATCAGCAAGGGATTATATCCTTTTAGCAGATTTAGCTGGAGGTACAACTTTTAAACCTGTGGCTTGTTTAACGACAAATTCATTGACATCAACTGTTAACACTATTGATGCAACTTCAAAATGTGGAGACCAATTTCAAGCTGGTCCTTCATTTACACAATCATTCAAAGGCGAAGGATTTGCAATTGATGAAACAGGAAGTCCAAGTAAGGATTCTTACCAACAATTGTATGCTGCTCACGCTGCTAAAACTCAATTTACTATTAAAATGGGTAAAGCAACACCAACTACTGGTGATGTTTACTATGGTGGTCTTTCAACTAGCACTGTATTTATTAGCGACTTTGAAGTAAATGCTGCTGATAAAGATGATGTTAAATTTACTGCAACATTTGTAGTATGTACACCACCAATTGCACAAACTGAACAAGCCTAAAACCAATAACCTATGTTTGAATTAAAACTAAACAACAAAACAATTCAATTAAAATGGGGTACTTGGTCAATGCGTGAATTTTGCAAAGCAAAAGACATATCAATAGATAAGTACTTTGAGTTTTTAGGTGGAAATCAATACGACTTGGATAATATTGTTAAACTATTGTACATCGGATATAAATCCGCTTGTATAAGTAACAAACAAGAAATTGAATTTACCGAAGATGATGTTTGCGATTGGATTGATGAAATAGGCGGTATTTTTAATCTTGAAGGACAAGTTCTTTTGTATCTTAAATATATAGTAGAACATACTGTTATGGCAGTAAAAGGAACTCCTAAAGAAGAAAAAAAAAAGTCTAGTAAAGTTAGGTTGGGATGATATTTTAGTGAAAGCTGCTGAATGCAATATAAGACCCAATGAGTTTTGGGATATGACTTGGAAAGACTTTTCTATTATCGTAATGGGTAAGGAAAAACAAGAGTTAAACGAATGGGCAAGGACTAGAAACCTTGCCTATATTGTATATTTAAGTAACACCACTGAAAAATCACCCAAGAGCATAAAGTCTTTTTGGCATATACCAGCTATTGATGATTTAGAAGTAGAAGATGAAAAGGTAATGTTAACAAGCGACCAATTGGCAAGGACACTAAAGTTGTACGGAGTAAATTAAAATATTATGGCAGATTCATTTGATAAGTTTAGTATTGGTATTGATGCCGATGTTTCAGCGTTACAATCTAGCTTAAAGGCAGCACAAAATACTCTTGCACAATTTGAAAGTGCATTAAAGAAAGCTACTAATATTGGTGAAATAAATTATCTTAATAAAAACATAGATAATTTAAAAGGTACAATTGCTCAATTAAATCAACAAGCTGGAAGATTAGGCAAACCAATGGGTGATGCTTCGCAATCTCTTATAAACTTCTCAAGGATTGCTCAAGATGCTCCTTATGGAATTATGGGTATTGCGAATAACCTGAATCCTATGGTTGAATCGTTCCAAAGATTAGCTGCAACGGAAGGGGGAACTAAAAAGGCATTACAAGCAATGGTTGCTGGGTTAATGGGTCCAGCAGGGGTTGGTGTTGCAATAGGTGTGGTATCTTCATTGGCGGTTACATTTAGTAAAGAAATAGCAGCATTCTTTAAAGGACCAACTGCTGAACTAGAGAATTTTAGAGCAGAACTTAATAAAGTTGCAAGTGAAATAAATAAGTTAATAGGTAAAGAACAAACCAAAAGAACTATTGGAATACAATTAGCAGATTTAATTGTTGGTGGTAATAAAACGGCACAACAAGAAGCATTAAAACAATTACAAGATTTATATAGTAATAGTGCTGCGATTCAAAATGCAAAATTAGGTCAAGATAAAATATATTATCAAACTTTAGTTAATCAAGCAGCAATGCAAGCTGATGCAACTGCTAAAGAAAAAAATAATATTTCTCAATTAGATATTGCTTATGCTGCTCAAATAGAGAACGAGAAAAAAAGAAATGCAGAACTTAAAAAGATTACATCCGAAAGATTAATTGGAACAGGATATGCAACACAAAGGCAAACTGTTCAACAACAAAAAGATTTAATTAATGCTTCTTATGATATTTTAGGAAATGAAATTAAAAAGAATATTGCAAAACTTGAGGCAGATACATCTAAACAATTATCTGCAATTACATTAGTTCCTACTCCTGATAAAAAGAAAGCTAAAGAATCAATAGATACATTAAAAGAATTTTCTGCTGCACTTAAGTATGAATTGGCTCAACAATTAATGGATTATGAAAAATATAAGAAAAGATTTAAAGAAGTAGATACATCTTATATAGCATTTAAATATAAAAAAGAACCTGTAAAAGAAAGTGAATTTAGCAGAACTACAAAAAAAGAATTAGGAGACCAATCTCAAAATAGTTTAGGTAAGTTTTTAACTAAAAATACCAAAAACTTAATGGATAGTGAAGCAGAAATAAAGAAAACGCAAAAAGCGTATGAAGATTTTGCTAATTCAATTTCTAGAGATGTTTCAGGTGCTTTAATGGGTATGTGGGCAGATATGCAAGAAGGAGAATCGGTATTAAATTCAATTGGAAATATGTTAGGTAGATTAGCAGAACAATTTGTTGTTGCTGCTTTACAAGCTGCTATTTTTGCAGGTATAATGTCTTTATTAACAGGAGGTGTTGCTGGTGGTGGTTTGTCTTTTGCTGGGTATTTTATGAAAGGATTTGGAATGGCAGAAGGTGGAATTGTTACAGGACCAACTCACGCTTTAATAGGCGAAGGTAATGAAAGCGAAGCGGTTATGCCATTAAGTAAATTAAGCGGAATGCTTAACACTACATTCAATGCAGGTGCAATGAGTGGTGGTGGTGCAATGGCAGGTGGCGGTTCATTTGTATTAAAAGGTAATGATTTAGTTTTAGCATTACAAAGGTCTAATCATTCACTTAACTTAAGAAGGGGAATATAATGGCATACGCAAATAAATATAAAATAACAATGGCTTCCAAAAGTGGCAGCATTACGGAATTGTATTTATTAGAAGATGATTATGCTGGAAGTGTGATTGAATATCCTGCAACTACAATACAATTGCAATATATCCCAAGAAGCGATGATATTTTTGAACCTATTTATGCAAGTCAATTAAGTATTGGAATAGATGTTACGGATGACATAAATAATATGCCAAACTTAACAACATTAAACGATAGGAAGTATTTATGTAAACTTTACTATGATGAAACTTTAGAGTGGCAAGGATGGGCATTAAGTGATAGCGTTCAATTTTCATTTACAACAGGCAGAAAAGAACTTTCATTTAACGCAGTGGATGGTTTGGGTTTATTAGAAAAGATTAATTACCCTTTAGCAGTAGATTATGTTTTAAGTGATTTTAATGATTGTTTATTTTACATATTAAATTCATTAAATGCAATTGGGTTTCCAACAAATCCAAATGTTATAACAGGAATAAGTTATTACGCAGACGGAATGGATGATAGGGCAGATGTAAGTTGGGCTGACCCATTAAAACAATCATACTTAAACTTTGCTTTATTTATTACTAATGATTATCAAGTAGATAATTGTTTAGCAGTTTTAACTAAAATAGTAAAAGGATTTGGTGCAAGATTATTTCAAGCACAAGGAAAATGGCAAATACTTGCAATTTCACAATTTGCACAAGAAACATATTGGTTTACTGAATATGATGATGCTGGATTAGTAGTTGATTCAGGAACTACAAGTTTTAATGGTTTAATAGATGGTTATAGTGGTAATGAAACAGGATTATTCTTTGTAGATAATAGCCAAGTAAAACTATTAAGAAAAGGTTATAACAAAGTACAATTTGATAAACAAATTGAATATCCTTCAAACTATATTACTAATGGAGATTTAAAGCAAGTAACATCTTCAGGAGGTTTATTACACGCTTACGCTTGGACTGAACAAGTGAATGGTAGTTTAATATTTGTTGCACCATATCCTAGTAGATTATCAAATGATTATTACATAGATATTACAAATGTTGTAGCACCTTACAACGCATCAATAAGACCTACATATTTCCCTAATATTGCTTTTAATGAAGTGGTGCGTATTTCTTTTAATTCAAATCTTGTAGCGGTTGGTGCAACTGTTCCTGATGCGTTTTTTATATTAAGGATTCAATTGCAAACACCAGCAGGTTTTTATAGCATAGATAATAATAAAGAATGGGAGTTTGGCGGTTCAAGTTATTATTTTGAGCCTTACGATGTTGATACAACATTAACTGAATTAAGTTTGACTTTACCACCTGCACCCGAATCAGGAACAATATATTTTGAATATGTATTAGCAAAACCTGCTTCTACTTATTGGAAATCAACAGTAGAGGCAAACGAAGTAAGTAACTTTATATTTACAATTCAACCTGCTTTTCAATCTTATCAATGTATTGGTTCGTTAAATAATACGGATGAATATGTATTTAATGCAGATTTAGATTTAGGATTTAATGATTCTTACAATGGGTATTATTCTTATAAAGGATTTTTAGCAGATGAAGATGGTTTAAACTTAAAGAATTGGTATCGTTACGAATATTTATCGGATAAATATCGTTCATTAAGCCAATTAGTAATTAGACAATATTCTAATAACTTAAACAAGAATGTAATCAATATTGATTCTACTTTTATGGGTATGAATACCGATGAAGGTAGATTTAGTGGTGCAATGAGAATAAAGGCAACTGATACTGACCCAGCACAAATAAGTGTTGCTAATAAGCAGTATATGGTTGGTAATACTACAATTGATTTATTTAATGATACTATTCAAGGAACTTTGTTAGATATTAATAGCGATAATGTTGAAGCTAATATTTTTGAAGTAATAAACTCAACAAGCACACCGCCATTTGTTCCTTCGGTTGCACATTTAAGGTCTAATGGTTATAATACAAGTGCAGAGGCTTTAGCAGGAACATTAACTGCAACTGAAATATTTACATTAGATGGAATTACTGACCCTGATTATGGTGATGTGTTTTATGAAGATGAAGATGGTGCAATTACTTTCAATGGAGATTACTTATGGTATAAGGTAGAAACAGTGTTCCCTAATACAAAAGTTTACCAAATAAGGATTGACGGAGTGATAATAGGAATATATACTTAAATTTGTAGTTATGGCAGCAAAAGTACAGGGCAACAACATAATGTTGTATTATTTTGAACCACCTTCGGTTACATATCCAGCAGGTAGGGATATTGCTTTTTCGTGTTCAACAAATTGCACATTTAGTGTAAGTGTTGACCAAAAAGAAGTAACAAGCCAAACAAGTGCGTGGTATAGGGAGTTTAAGAACGACATAGCTTCTTGGACAGTAACTTGTGATGGTCTTATAACTTTGGATGGTTATGGCTATTTATTCTTACTTGAGCAACAACAAGATAGGACTACAATTTTAGTAAAGTTTGTTATTGACAACGGAGTTAATGGTTTGGTAGTTATTAGTGGAGATTGCAATTTAACAAGTTTACAAATAAATGCACCTTACAAGGACATAGCAACGTATAGTGTATCGTTACAGGGTACAGGTGCTTATGCTACAACAGGAACTTCAATCAATCCTGAAGGGGTTGTAATTGTTGCTGGAGGTGCGGT